TTAATTTTTTTATTTGTATTCCAATTACTAACATCAGTATTAGTAAATGCACAATTATTATTAATTTCTTCAATTTCAGTATTTACATTATTTATTTCACTATTTTTAAGATAATATTTATCAATATCTGTTATTTGACTAGATGGATTTTTAATATTACCATATGAAAGATTTTGTTTTAAATTAATTTTTTTATTTTTATCCCAATTACTAACATCAGTATTTGTAAAAGCACAATTATTATTAATTTCTTCAATCTCAGTATTTACATTATTTATTTCAGTATTTTTAATATAATATTTATCAATGTCAGTTATTTCACTAGATGGATTATTAATAAAACCATATGAAAGATTTTCTTTTAAATTAATTTTTTTATTTTTATCCCAATTACTAACATCAGTATTTGTAAAAGCACACTTATCAATTAACGCTTTTCTTCTATTTTTTTCTTTATTAATTATAGATTCTAATTCTGTTTGCCATCCATCCCATAATTTAACTATTTCCGATTTATCATAATAAGAATTATTATTTTCAATATTAGGAAATTTTGATTTTAATACTTGTATTATTTCATTTTTACTATTTAATTTTCCATTTTCAATAATTAAATTATTAAGTTCATCAATATTAATTGTATTAATTTCATTAACATTATTAATTATATTTTCTGTATTATATTTTACATATTGATTATCATCACTGTTTATTATAAAACCTGCATTATTACATTTATCGTTAAGTTTACTATTTTCAATAATAGGTGGTATAACTTTTATATAAAAAGTTTCATTATTATGTTTATATTCAATGTAAGAATCTACTTTTATTTTTTTATTAAAAAATCTACCAACGTTATATAATTCGCTTTCTGTTATAGAGATATTACCAAGTGGTCTATAATATTTATCATCTATTTTAATATAATTATTAATATTTAGTTTAGTAAGATTTGTTTTTATTTTTAAATCATTAATAATTTTTTGCTCATTAATATTAAATTGATAAATATTTTTTTTATCATCATTTTGTAAAAGATCAGTTTCTTTAATAGGTGTTTTTATACTTATTAATAATTTTAACCACGATGAAAAAGATGTATCTTTAGCAATTACATCTATATTATTATTATCTGTGTTTTCATTTTCATTTGCTATTTTATTATATTGATACCATTTTTCAGTAGATAGATTTTTAATTTTTTCTTTAATTAATTTTCTAAAAGCGAAATTACTAGTTATTAAAGACCCTATGGGTTTTTTATCATATATTTTCCATATACTGCCTAACTTATTATTTGTTATTTTAACAAAGTTATTATCAATTAATAGTTCATCAATTTTACCATAACATTTAAAATTAAAAGGTTTATAATATTCATTAATTATACTGCCATTAACATCTTTTTCAATTTTAATCCAAAAATTATATTTATCGTTTAATGAACTATCTTTGGGAAAAAGAGTTTGTATTTCATTAAATGTTGGTACAGTCTTAAAATGAAAAGTTGTATTATTTTTAATTAAACTTTCTTTTAATAATTTTAAAATATTATTTAATTTATCTTTTTCTTCTAAATTTTCAAGTCCGTTAATATATATTTCAAGATTTTTACTTTGGTCTATTTCAGTTGGATTTATTTCTATTTTTATCCATCTTGAACCAGGATTAGAAAGTTGTTTAATAGCAGCGGATAATTCGGTTTGAGCGAATAAATATTTTTGAACATCAGAAAGTTCTTTTTCAGAGTTTTCTTTTTCATGTTTATAATGACGTCTTAATATAAAATTACCAGAAATATTTTTAGGATTATCAATAAGATATCTTTTAGCGGCACTTGGACATATTCTTTTGCATTTATCAGTATCATTATGATATCTGGGATTACAAATTATACCACAAAAATCTTTAGCAATATTACTAACAGGACATTTGTCATTAAAATTTTCAATATTAGTATTATAATTATAAATATAAGTTAATATAGCAATACTAATAATAAATAGTATAATATAGTTAATATATTTCATTCATAAAATATTAGGGTATCTCTATATTAATTATATTTTAAAAATATTGAAATATTTAATTTAGGTATTTTCATGATAAATTTTTATATTATTTTTATTTTTTTATATTATCAAAATAATATAAAAAATAGTTGGTATTTTTTAAAGAAAAAAATAATTTAAATTTTTAGAAAAAAAATCTATATCTTTATTTTTTACTGAGTAAAATGAGTAAAAAAATTTTTTTTCTGGTAATATTAAATAGTATATAAAAATAAAAATCACATCTTATACAATAATGACTCAAAATTACTCAATAAAAATATATAATTGTGAGTATTGCGATTATACAACAAAACGCAAATTTAATTTAATACGACACCATAATGCAAGACATATTAATAAAAATATTGATAATAATTGTATTAAAATATCTAGAGAAAATGTAAGCCATGTCTGCGAAAATGTAAGCCCTGGCGGTGAAAATGTAAGCCCTGGCGGTGAAAATGTCAGCCCAGTCGGTGAAAATGTCAACCCAAAATTTATTTGCAAAAAATGTAATAAAATTTATAATACAAATAGATATTTAATACAACATGAAAAAAAATGTACAGGCGTTGATGATTTAACTTGTCCTAGATGTATGATAAGTTTTACTACTAGACAAGCAAAATCAAAACATATAAAAAAAAATAATTGTAAACCAAGAAGTATTATACACGCAAGAACACCAAATTCAAAAATTATAGAAACTGTAAATAATATAACTAATATTCAAACACAAAATAATTATATTAATATTACAAATGTTACAAATAATTTAATAATTAATAATTATGGCAATGAAAGAATTGATTATTTAAATTATGAAAAAATGTTAGAAATTTTTAAAAAAGCATATGATATTCCTAGTTTATTAACAAAAGAAATACATTTTAATAATAATTTTCCAGAAAATAATAATATTATATATAAAAATGAAAATACTTCTCTAATTAAATATGATGATGAATTTATATTAAAAGGTTTAAATGAACTTGTATTAGATTTAATAACAGAAAAAACGAAACTAATGCAAAAATTTGCAATTGAAAATAAAGAAGATATATGTCTTAAAATGGATAGTAATATATATGAGGATATTATTGAATTATTAATTAAATTGATATTATTAAAAGAACCGTCAGAACATTATAAAAAACAAGTAAATAGTATTCGCGATATGATAAAAAATAGTAATAAAGTTTAAAAAAAAGTACATTTCATAAAAAATTTAAAAATTTTAAAAACCTTTTATAAAAAATTAAAAATAATAAGAAATGTACTTTTTTTTATTTAAATTTAAAAAAAAATGATATTGGAATTATACTATAATCTTTATCAAATATGAAAGATTTTATATCTTCATTTGAAATTCTTCCTGATGATATTAAGGATTTTGTATATACAAAAATTGTATATAAACAAGATCCAAATCTACTTGAAGAAATTAGAAAGTATGGATTAATTAGATCTTGGTTACATTATCTTAATTTTATTGAAAATGAAGATTTAAATTATGTTATAATAGATTTGGCTGTTATACGTTTAGCTGTAGAAGAACATATTGATCCTACATCTGTTAATCCAACACAATTATCACCATATTCATTAGAATTATTAGATCAATATTATGAATTAATTGATGAAATTAGTATAATAAAATATTACAATAAGTCTTATCGAGATGATAAAATTAAAAAAGATTTAATATATATTATTAAAGAATTAATGATGAAAATTGATATATACTATATTGAAAAAATAATAGAACCGCTTGTATCTGAAGTAATTTCAAAAGAATTAGATATGCTTGGTGAAGTTACATTTAATGGTATATTTTATGATGAATTTGAATAATAATTATAATTTGTTTTAATAATTTTATAAATTTTTTGCCTATAATATTTATAATTTGAAATAAATTTATTATCAGTATTTTGAATTTTTTTTACATAATTATTATGATATTTTTCATATATATCTGGTGGATTATATATATACCAATTAATAAGAGTTGAATGATTTATTACTTTATTAATTTCATAAAAGTATGTATCATTAATATATAATATAGCCCTTGAAATTAAACCTTTTGAATGATTATTTGGAATAAACAATTTTTTTTTATGATTAACATAGTTATTATTTTCTAATTGAATCCAATTTTTATTATTTATATTAAAATTAATTTCTTCAAAATCTGTATATTTATAATTTGATCTTGCATTATTTAAATATTTTGTTGTTTTAATTAAATTATGCATATCTATTTTTGATTTATTAGAAATTAAATATGATATTGGATATATATGTTCTAATGAATATTTATTATTATTTAAATTATTTTTACTATATAAAATTGGCATATTTGTATTATGTAAAATATCTTTTTTTATATTTGATGATAAACAGTTATATATTACAAATGATCTTTTAATATTACTTAGTCTAATGTCAGTTCTAATAAATAATAACTGAGAATAAATAAAAAATGTATTCATTAATAAAATAAATATTTTAATATTTAATATATACATAAATATCTATTAAATAATTTTAAAATATTTAAAATATATATATACTATATATATTATTATAATGAAAAGAAAATATATTGATTATAGTGATAAAGAAGAAGTAGATTTAATTAATAAAATACAAAAAATTAAATTAGAAGAAAATAATAAAAATATAATTAAAAAAGATAACTCATTTTTATTATTATATGGATTAATTTAATAAATATATAATATCTATTTTTTTCACATTTAAGAAATTATATTACTTTTACACCTTTGAACATTTAAAACGCCGACCTAATTCAAATATTTTACAGCTTTGCACTTTATTTTTAGAATGGGATTAAAAGTATTTAACTACTGATAATTTAAAAATTTATAAAAAATTGATATTGGAATAAAAAAATGATTTAAAAATACTTATTTTATACTTAAAAACATAATATGTGTTTTGATCCTAAAACGCCTGAAATAAAAAAAATTTGCGAATCATTAATTGGTTGTAAAATCAATATTGGTTTTACAATCACTTTAAAAAGTGGTGAAAATTTTTCAGGAGAAATAAATAACTGTAATATAGTTGGGGATTGCATGGAAGATATTATCTATCCATTTATAAATAAATATATTCCTACATTTGAAAAAGGACCTAAACAATCATCCCCTGACTTCTATAATTCAAAAATATGGGAGTGGGAATTAAAATGTTTTAGTAATACTCCTTGTTTTGATATTTCTAACTTCAATAGTTATATTTCACAATTAGAAGAAAATCTTGAAAAAAAAATGTATAGAACACAATACTTAATATTTAAATATAACTTGAAAAATGGAATTATAACAATAACAGATTTCAAGTTATGTAATGTTTGGCAAATTATAAATTATAAAGGAAAATACCCAATATCATTACAATCTAAAAAATCTATGTGGTATAATATACGTCCTTGTAATTTCAATGATATGAATGCTGTAGATAAAACACCAAATATGTTCATAAAAAAAATAGTAGATGCGATTGATAAAACCCCAAATAATATGGAAAACAAAACAAGAACTATTAATAATATATATAAACAGTTCTACAAATTACAATTTAGTAGAATAATCCAAGTATTTAATAATATTCACTAGAGCAAAACCTCAAATAATTCTTTAATTACAGGCGGTGTTGCCATATTTCCAAATAAATCTCCATAATTAACGTGTTTAGGAATAATAAATGAATCTGGAAATCCACACATTTTTTTCATTTCGGTTGATGATAGGTTTCTTATAGTATTCTCATCTACAATCACCGCTAATTTATGTGAATCTGTTGCGGTTAATGTAGGTGATATATCATTAGGGTCTAATATTTTACTAATAGGGAAACTTAATTTACCTTTACAAATATTATAACCTTCAGGCAATTCTTTTTTATATTTTCTTTTTCCATTTACCAAGTCTTTTGGTTTCTCTAGTCTCAAATATTTCATATTAACTAAATTATCTAACATATTCTTCAAATTATCATGTTTATAAAATGTTTTTATTTCTTCATATGTAAGAGGCATTCCATCCATCCATACAATTTGTTTCTTTTCAGCCCAATGTTTTTTTCTTCTATTCAACATAATTTTATTTATTAGTTCCTTTTCATCCTCAGTTAAATTACCATTAAAACCTATATCCCAAGAGTGAATATTATTTTTACCCCCGCGCTTGTCTCCAATTTTACATCCAAATATTGGTGATTTTTTATGAAGTTGTAATATTTTTTTAGAAAATGTTGGGTCAATTGTGGTCTGTTTATTCGCATAATCAATTATACTATTAAGATTTACTTTAGGGTTATATTTTATATCCTCAAAATTAAATGTGTTGTCTTTAGTACAAACAATATAAACTCTTTCACGTGATTGTGCACATCCAAAATTAGATGAGTTTAATTTTTTATAATTAACATTATATCCAATATCCTCAAATAATTGTCTTATTTTTTTTATACAATTTCCTTTCTCAAGTGTCATTAAGTTATATACATTTTCTAATACTACAAATCTGGGTTTATGATATTCACATATATCAATAATTTTGAATATCATACCCCCTCTTTTATCTGAAAACCCTTTTTTTTGTCCTGCTGAACTAAAAGGTTGGCAAGGGAATCCTGCACATAATAAATCAAATGGTTTTATATCTTCATTATTTAATGTATATATATCAGTTATTTTATTATTTTCATTAAAGTTTAAATTATATGTATCTATAGCATCTTGTTTAATGTCTGCAGATAAAACACATTGTGAGTTTATATTATCTATACTCTCTAATGCAATTCTAAATCCACCAATTCCTGAACATAAATCAATATATTTAATTTCTTTTGGTTGTTGATGTGCCATAGTATCTGTATTAACAATTACTTCTTCATTTCCAACAATCAATTTTTTATTATTTAGTTCTTTTAATTTTTCTTCAACAGCCTTATCTACAAAAGCCTTAATTTTATCAGCATTGTTTTCACAAGGTGTTTTGCGTCTATTATGAGAATTATAGTGGGATTTTTGAGAAAATTCCTTTCCGCATTGTTCGCAAGAATATTTAACCATTTTCGTAATATATTGTTAATATATATTTTATTTTTAAATAAATATTTTTAAATTAACTTAAATTAACAATTTCTGTTAAATCCCTAAATATTAGAAAGTCGGCGGTTTAAATGTTCAAAGGTGTAAAAAATTTAGCTAGTAATGCCTAGATTGGATAGATATTTAAGACTTTAACTTTAAATCAATGGGGTCGGTTGCCCCACTGGGCGTTTCGCTCCTTATCCTGCGCATCCTTCAATTCCTGCCACGCCCTTTTGAGTCTCGTTTGTAAATACTCAAATAACTGCGGCTCCTCCGCCTGGTTCGTGTTTTGGACTGCCATCTCAGCCGCTCTATAATTACCTTCTGCGGTCGTTAAATCACGTCTGATTTGTTCTCTTTCATCTCTCTCTGCTTGTGCTGCTTTTTCTGCTCTATACTTTTTCATGAACGCCTTGTGCTCTTGTTTGTCCTTCTGACTAACACCACCACGCTGCCATGATCCTCTTTTTTTATTTAATTTGTTTTTGCTTTTTTTTTCTTTAGTATTTTTAGATTTTTGCTTTTTTTTCATTTCTTTATATTTAGTAAGTTGCATCATTTTACCTTTTGAAACTACATACATTTTTCTATTTCCGTCTTTTTTGTATAAAACTTTTTTAACTCCTTCAACATTAACTTTTTTACTTTTTCCAGTTTTATCTTTTATAATACTGTATTTAGAAGACATTATCTATTAATTATAAAGATAAAAATATTAAAATTATGTTACCAAGTAAATATATGAGATTTGGTAAATAAATATTACTCGATTAATATCAATATTATATAAACGATAAAAATAATATTGATATTATATTAAAATAATAAATATGTTATCTTATTTTAAAAATTTAATTAATAAAATTAGTAGTAGTATAAATAATAAAAAAAAAAATAATATTAAAAATAAAAATATAAAAGATATTAAAATAGTATCTAATCATGAAATTTATAATAATATAAAAAATAAAACATTTCCAGCACGGGGCGAATTATATATTATTAGAAATTTTTCTATATAATTAAAAGAAACAATAATTTTTATTAATTTTATAACAATTATTATAATTTACTAAAAATGGATTATAAAATACTAAATTATCATCTGTTATTGTATCTGATCTATTATAAATTGTTGGAATAGGTGCAATATATAATATATTTTGAAACTCTCTTATAGTATTAAACATATTTTTTTAATTATTTTAAATAAAAATCATTTTTTTATATCTTTTGCGGCAACACCTGAAATTGTTGTTATATAACTTAATATTGCTGCTGAAAAACTAATTTGATAACGAAAATTATCAAAATTAATAATATTTTTTGAGAAATTAATTAAAGGATCTGTTAATCTAATAATTAATTTATTTGTATTATAACCATATAAAGTTCTATTAATTAATAATAATGATGCAACTATAACAAAATTTTGTATACCATCAATAAAAAAATTTTCAAATGAATGTAAATTAGTATATTTAACTGAATCAATTAAATCATAATTATTATTTTGCATAATAAAGCATAAATTATATTTTTTAAATTGATAATTATAATAGGGATTAAATAACATAATATTATTATATTATATTATATTTATATAAAAATAATATAATATAATATAATAGTTTATGACTATTCTAAGATATATTCTTCCTATTTTACTAATAAATAGTATAAATTGTTTTAATACTATTCCTTATATTAAAACAATTAATAATAATATTAATAATAATAATAATGTTAATCAATTAAGAAGAAATATTTTATATTATGGATTAGGTAGTGGATTTCTTTTAAACAATTATAAACCAGCATATGGATATACGTCAGCATATAATAAAATTTTAGATAATAATAAGAATAGTATATTAAATTACATTGAAAAAGAACAAGATAAATTATTTGAAGAAGCAATTCCATCTGTTTGTTATATTAGTACAGAATATACAAGTATGGGTGAAAAATTTAATTTAAATAAAGAAGATTTACCAAAAGGTGTTGGTTCTGGATTTGTATGGGATGATGAAGGACATATTATAACAAATTTTCATGTTATTAATAAAGTTGATAATGCAAAAGTAACAATTACAAAAGAAAATAAACAAGAAGTAACATATGATGCAAAATTAACAGGTGTTGATCCTGATCTAGATTTAGCAATTCTAAAAATTGATGCACCAAAAAGTGATCTTAAAATTATTAAATTCAACAAATTTATTAAACCAAAAGTGGGTCAATTTGCATTTGCAATTGGTAATCCATTTGGTCAAGATCATACATTTACAACAGGTGTTATTTCAGGTACTAATAGAGAATTATCTGCTCCAACCGGACGTAAAATATATAATGTGATTCAAACAGATGCAGCTATTAATCCTGGAAATAGTGGCGGACCACTTTTAAATAGTAATGGTGAATTAATAGGTATTAATACAGCATCAATGGGAATGGGTGTATCATCTGGTGTAGGTTTTACGATTCCAATTAATAATGCAATTAAATCTATACATGATATTATTGAAACAGGATATGTTCAAAGAGCAATTCTCGGTATTTCATATATGGAAAGAAGACCATCTGTAAGTGAATCTGAAAAAAGTGGTATCCCAATTATTGATAAGGGTTTACTAATTTTAGAGATATCGCAAGATTCGCCTTCATTAGATGCAGGATTACGGGGTACAAAAATGAATAATGAAACAAAAAAAGTAGAAGTATTAGGAGATATTATTATTGGAATTGATAATAAAAATATTAATGACCCCAATGATTTAAACAATATTTTGAAAACTTATAAACCAGGTGATAAAATTACTCTTAAATATTTAAGAAATAATAAAGAATATAATACAGATGTAATTTTAGGTAACTATAAAGGTGGAACATTTACTAAATTAGAAAATGAAAGAGGTATAGATTTTGATAAAAAAACAAGAAAGATTGATGTACCTCTTAAAAATCTAGAACCAAAGATTGAACCTAAATTAAATTAAATAAAAAAAAAATGATATTATTTTTATAAATTAACATTTATATTAAAATGTTATCATTTCAATTATTTCAGATTATTTCATCAATATATAATAATATTAGAGAAACGATTAAAAAAACTTTGAAAAAAGTTAATAATAGTATTCCAAATAGTATTAAATATAAAATCTTGAATACACATAGTTTAATAAATAAAAAACTTAATAAACATAGAGAAAAACTTTTAAAAGTTAGTAATAATATTATTGATAAAAAAAATAATATTTATATGAATATTATTAATAGAAAAAATAATATTTATACAAATTTAATTAATAGAAAAAAAAATATTAATGATTATATTGAAGATAAATTATATAATTATTTAGAAAAAAAAGAATATCATAAAATTAATTAATATTTGGTACTAAAAAACAGGATTCTAATTTAAATTTATTATTTTTTTCATGTTAAATTAAATATTTATTAAATTTATTACTAAATGATTTAAAAAATGATATAATTATATAAATATATTTTATATTTTTTTTATATAAAAATGGATTTCATATATATATTAAAATTAAAAAATAATAAATATTATATTGGCAAAACACAAAATGTAGAAAATAGATACGAACAACATTTAAATGGTAAAGGTTCTTCGTGGACTAAAAAATATAAACCTATATCAATTATTAAACAAATTAAAAGTACATCTCAATTTGACGAAGATAAATATGTTAAAGAATATATGTCAAAATATGGTATAGAAAATGTAAGAGGTGGTACATATTCATCAATAGAATTAGATGAAGTATCTTTATTTCAGTTACAAAAAGAATTGTGGCATTCTAAAAATTTATGTACTAGATGTGGAAGAAATAGTCATTTTGTCAAAGATTGCTATGCTAAAACAGATGTTAATGAAAATTTAATAGATAATGACACATCTAAATCTTCTGAATCTGATACAGATACGGAATATCAAGAAGTTTGGTGTTGTAATTATTGTAATAAAGAATTTGAAACAGAAAAAGGTGCAAAATTTCATGAAAACTTTTGTAAGAATAAATATAAATCTGGATATAAATCAAATAATCATAAATATTATAATAATAAACCATGTGATATATGTGGAAAAAAAGGACATCGCGAAGTAAATTGTGATTATTTCTAAAAAAATAAATTTACAAAATTTAAAAAGTACATATCTATATATTTTTACACCTTTGTACATTTAAAACATCGTATTAATAATTAGTATATTTATTTAATAATTCAATTATTTCTTTACTTTTTGTAATAATTGTTTTTTCTGTAAAAGTGTAATATTTTTCTACTATGCTATTTGTAATTTTACTACTACTTCCATTATATGATTTTTTTTTATCATATTTATACAAAATTAACTAATATTTGGTACTAAAAAACATGATTCCAATTTAAAATTATTATTTTTTTCTTTGATAAAACTCCATCTATATATTACATAACATAATAGATCTTTATCTGTTTTTGGATAATGAATATCTTTAAATTGTATACTATTATGTAATAATGTATCATATTTGGCTCTAATAATTACATCAACATCACAGTATTCTAAATCATTTACATTATATTTATTATAATTTAAAATTTCATAATTAATAAAATTACCAAGAAGTAAAGCATATTTACTATCATTAAATAAATTAAATAATTTTTTAGTATCTGTATTTTTGACTGTATTAGTATCAGAAGAAATATCTTTTAATTTATTCAAAGCATTAATTGGATCAGTTTTTGAATTTTGAAAAATATTTAAAATATATTTTAAGGTAGATTCTACATCTTCATTTTTATATAAATCAATTATTTTATTATTTGATTTTGATGTTATTTTTTCTTTTTTATCTTTTAATTCTGGTAAATTAAAACTTTCTTTTTGTGCTTCAATTATTTCAATTATTCTATTCGCTTCTTGTCTTAATTCTTCAACACTTTTTTCTTTTTCAGCATGAACTTTTAATGGATGATATATTATTGGTAATAAAAATATAGTTGATCTTCTATTTAATTTTAATTTACTTTTATTTATTAATAAATTATTAATCATACTAAAATTATAACAAAAAACTTCATTTACAAATAAAAAGAGAAATATCAAATTATTTATTTTCATTTATAAAATAAATAATTCAAATATTTATATATTTTTTTACATTTTATTTTTATTTTCTGGATTAACTAATTCAGATGATTTTAATAAATTATCATTTAAATTCTCATATATATTTATAAAACTATGTATTTTTGAATTACAAGTGGGGCATTTATCTTTAAAATTTTTTATGCAATTCGAGCAATATAAACGATGACCACATGGATATATAGCTTTTATATCTTTTAATGCTATTATATCATAACATATAACACATTCTGTATATATATTACCATTTATCATAATAGGTGTAGATTCATCATCATAGTTTTTATTTCTACCATAATTGTATATATTATTATTTTTTTTTTCATATTCTGAATTATCAATAATTTTTTTTTTTTTTTTTTTTT